TTTTTAGCTTCTTCAGTTAATAATAAATCACCTGGTTTTTCTTCCTTAACCTCTGGATTAGTTTTAAAAGCATAAGGTTTTACTTCTTCTGTTTTAACTTCTTCTTTTTTAAGTTCTTCTTTTTCTTCATAATTATCAGTATCGGGGCTATACATTTGTGCAAGACGCCACTTGAGATATTCATATCCACTAATTGGTTCATACTTTGCTGGTTGATCTGTTAGATTTTTAATCATCACATCCCGGCCGGGGTCAACAAAATACGGCATTGACCATCGTTCTTTATCTAGATGTGTTGCTCTTACTCTATGTTTTGCAGATCGTAATGTGTCATTAGACCATCGTTGAAACATATCTGCTACATTTAGTACTATTGAGTTTTCTACCACAGGAACATCAATCCATTCTCCATCAAGATTTTGTATTTCCAATCCAGACACATCATCAAATCGATGAAGAAGTGTAATTGAACCAAAATCAGAATGTTCGTTCACTCTCATTTGGTCTTCTTTTACTTCCCCTTCCCATACAGGATATTTGATCATACTCATGGTTGCAGAACCATCAACATGATTTTCTACAAATGTTCCATAAGGTTGTTTGAGAATAGATTCAAACTTATAAAGAAATTCGTATGTATTAAGTTGACATACACGCAAAATCTTTTGTGCAAGAGGTTTAAATTCGGGAAGTTCCGTAGGCCAGTATTCTTCTTTCATTCTATCTGGTGAAACCCAATTATAAGATTCCTTCAAATCACCCGGCCTTTGCGGATGAGCTTGACCTTCCTCTATCCAACTATACCCAATGTTTTCCTTAACACCGCTATATTGGTATTTCCTCCGTGTTTCTAGAGGAAGGTTAAAAAACTCTTGTGCAACCTGAAACCAATCTTCAAATTCACTAATGAAAGTATTAAAAACATTAGTGAATACAGCAAAACCAACAGTTGTATAAGCATCATACATCTGTTTTTCTACATTTTTTCCTCTGAAGTCGATTACAGGAACCATAATTATTCTCCTGGAAAGGAAGGCACTATACCTTCAACATAATATGCCATAGTTTCTAATTGATGTCTATCAATAGATCCGGCGGCAACATGAGTTCCATCTTGTTTGTTGTATCCACCAGAAAATGGCCATTGATCATCCCAATGTACACCTTTAGTTTCTTGCAGATCATTAATCCAATTCATTTTAATAGTATCAACATGATTACTCACTTCTTGTGGAACTTCCAATCCCCACGGCGAAAGTGCTGCACAACCTTCTTTCATACCCCAAAAATATCTTTGCCCCATTTCTAATTTTCCTGCGGCAAGATCATCTAAGATTTTTTTGTAAAGGAGATTCCAATTAAATATTACACCAGTTGCAATACGATTTGGCCCAAAAGAATTCATCGGAGCATCATTACCCATACTCCAAATTGGCTTATCTGGAGTTGATTTGTCTTCTGCTAAAATAACTACACTTGGAATATCACCTGTAGTATAGAGAACATCATTGCCAGTCTCATATAATACTTTTGCGGCTTCTGTGTCTTTGGGTGGATCAAACCACGCATTAATCCAAATAACATTTACCTTTACATCTGGATTTACACTTCGTGCTCCTAATGCAATTGCATTTATATTTCGGACAATTTCTGGAATTGGGTGAGAACCAATAACTCCAATGTTGTTAGTTTTAGTTAATAATCCAGCAGCAACACCAGTCAGATATCGTGCTTGATATCCACGACAAACATAATTATCCATATTATCGCTACCCATAAAACCAGTAGCATGCATGAATATTGTATCTGTATTTTTCTTTGCCACATTGGCCATAGGTTTCATAAAACCAAATGATGTACCAAAAACAATATCATGTTTTCGTGCAAGTTTTTTAAACACACTTGCTGAATCTGCTTCTACCACAGATTCTACTCCAGCCACTTCATAACCATAATTTTCCAAGGCTTTAAAACCTTGATCGTGTCTCATTGACCATCCACCATCATTGGCGGGCCCCACTAGAACATAACCAACTGAAGGTAATTTCTTACCAGTAGCCACAAATCCAACTGTGACCATTAAAGCAATAACTGCTAATATAGCAATAATTTTCTTCATCTTAACTCCTTCCGAGCTAAATTGTTAAACGGGAGTATTCCACCAATGCTCCCAGGGAAAATGAATCCAGATATCTTCTGAATTCTTTGCACATTCTTGTGCATAATAATGAGGTTCAAAATTACACTCATTATTCCACCACAAAACCGCAAATCGAACATCACATTGAATTTCCAACGGATTTCCTTTTCTTGGCCCTGTAATATAATCTCTAATCTTATGAAATGTTTCACCAGAATCACAAACATCATCAACAATTAAAACACGCTTATCTGTTTTTCTTGGTAAATAATCTTCCCATTCTGGAAAATCTCTTAATGCTGCTTTAATTGGTTTAAATGGTTTTTTCATCCAATGACTCATCATAACGCCTGGTAAAAGTCCTCCCCTTGAAACTCCTACTATAACATCGGGATCAAATTTAGCGAGAACAATATCTCTACAAAGAGTATTCACATCTCTTCGCATTTCTTTCCAATCATACCATAGTTTTTTCATGAAAACACCTCATTCAATTGACGGTTAACTTTAACAAATGTAGTACACTTAGGTAATGATTTTAAAGTTTTAGCTCCAGCGTAAGTACAAGCACTTCTTAGACCTCCCAAAATTTCTTCTACCGTATTCTTAACTGAGCCTTTATAAGGTACTTGAACTTTCTTTCCTTCTGATGCACGATAAGATTGTTTTTCTCCGTAATATTTGATCTGTGCTTCTTCAGAGGACATTCCGTAAAATTCCATCTTTTGAGCAAACATTGTTCCCCCACGATGATTACCCAAAATCTCACCTTCACATTCACTATGTCCTGCTAACATTCCACCGAACATCACAAAGTCTGCACCAGCACCAAAGCTCTTTGCTATGTCTCCTACCACAGTACAACCACCATCTGTGATAATATGTCCTCCTAGACCATGAGCTGCATCGGCACACTCTATCGTTGCTGAAAGTTGTGGATATCCTACGCCAGTCATCTTGCGTGTCGTACATACACTCCCCGGCCCAATACCAATTTTCACAATATCTGCACCAGCAAGGAGTATCTGCTCCGTGGCTTCTGGTGTACATACATTTCCTGCTATGATTATTTTGTCTTTGGTTGCTTCGTGTTCTCTCATCAATGCAACATAATCATTAAATCGTTCTGTATATCCATTTGCCACATCAAGACAAATCCATGGCGCTGTGTCAGAATCATAGGGTAAATTGTCTAAATTTTGATCTAATCCAATTGTTCTTATTATGTTCTTGTTCCATCCCCACTCTGTAGATTCGACAAACTTACATAGCGCTGTAAGTATAGGGTATTCCATAAGAACATGGCACATGGCGATGGTGCCTGTGTGATCCATGTTTGATGCAATTATGGGGATACCACTCCAGTTGTGGCGTGAATGTTTGAAGGTAAATGTTCTGGTAAGGTCTGCGTCTTTGCGGGAAGTAAGTTGTGATCTCTTTGGCGATATGAGCACATCGCTGAAATCCAACTTAACATCATCAATAATTCTCATTCTTCTGCCCTTCCGGCTTAAATGAATAGTAATATAATAAACATACATAATGTATGCACTTTAAAAGATCCTTCCGATCTTTCCCATTTTTCTTTCCAAAACGAAACAGATACTTCATCGCGGCACCTCTAACGAATTCTTCAGCAATATCCATTTGCTCAAATACGTCCTGAATCTGAAATTTTTGGTCGCCATAATGTTCAGAGTAAGTTCCTGCGATATACTCCATCACTTCTGCTAAAGTTTTATCTTCTTCATATTGAAAGAGCAGCTTCCCTGCTTCATTTTCACTTTTCATAATAAAATCTTTTAATTGGGTTTAAATTCCTTTTGTAATTTTCCATCCTCGTATAATTCACAAGGAACATTTTTATCTACAAATTTTTGATAATGATTGTTGGCTTCTGTGTGGGATGGATATAGTGTAATATC